CTAGCCAAAAATTTTAGACACACTATCATGTGCCTTTAATCTCATTTCATCGGTATAGTGAATGTACGTATTAATGACTGTATCAACAGTATCACCTAATAAGGATGCTACTGTTTTTATATCAACACCATTTGCCAATAACCTTGTAGCATAGGTGTGTCTTAAATCATGGATAGAAGTGTTTGGTAAATATCGTTTTATCATTACTGATACCGCACCAGTACCGCCAGTTGGATTGTTAAATAGATATAATCCGCTGGTGGTATTTTTGTATTCAAGCAATATATCAATCAGTATTGGTGGTATAGGTATTTTCCTGTAACTGTTTTTCGTCTTTAAATTACGGATCATATATGTACTTTCACCGCTATAAGCGAATTGTTTATTCACATCAATAATAGCGTTATCTAAATCTATATCATCCCATGTAAGACCTAAGATTTCGCCATACCTCATACCTGCATAAGCAGCAATTGAACACACGATATAGTATTTGTAGTTATGGCCTTTTAACGATGTTAATAGGTGTGTTACATCATTTTCACTTATAGCGTTGATTTTACCTATTTGTGTTTTATGTAACCGCTTAATGTTTTTACATGGACTACTATTGATAATCCTATATGGTGATACTGCATAAGCGAATACCTTTGTTATAATCGTTATGCACATATTCTTGCTGGCTATTGATTGTTGTAAGTCGTTAATTACTTTCCGAATTTGTATTTCAGAAATATCTTTTACTTTCATATTGAATAGTGCGTTGAATTTCTGAAATGCATTGTCATATGCTTTGAACGTGGAATATACATTTGCTTTGTTTTCATCTGTATATATCTTGTAAAACTCAATAAGCGTTATATCTTTTAGACTATCATCAAGTGGACTGGTGATAGTCTTTTTTAGGTTATCGACTATTTCTTGGCCGTAAAGTTTAGCCTCTCTTTGTGTGGCAAAACCCTGTTTAGATTTCTGTTTCCATTTGTAGCCGTCCTTGTAGCTAACAATAATCTGAAACCCCTTATCCTTTTTTCTGATAGTGAAATTGTATTGCATAATTCACCTCATATGATATGCGTGTAAAAGTTTATACCCTCTACATCGTCAAATTGCCTTGCATGAGCCATACGCTCAATTAAATCAATATGTGCCTGACTGTACATATCGTCATTTAATATATGACCTATTTCATGTAATATACCTTTACGTTGTACATCAATAGGTTTATCACTATTAACGAGAATGGTGTAAGTACCATCATCGTTTAGTTTTAATACCGCAGTTTGTGTTTTCCGTAGCTTGATGTAAATCAAATTGATGTTCATACTATCATCCCCTTTGTAGGGTTATTGTATATTATTCAACATGGAATTTTTTACACATCACTAAATTGTTTGTAGTTGTCTAGAATATTTATGTAAAAATATTTTACAGCTAAATCTTTATCGTGAAATAATTCTAAATATACTACGAATATTAAATCTGTATTTATGTTGTTTGCAATAATTTTTTTGGATACCAAATCTTTTTCTTCATTTGTTAACAATGTTGATTTTTCCACTAAGGTTGCATAAAAATCTTCACTTATATTTGTTACATGGCTATGTAACTTATTAAATTTGTTATGATCTCTACCACATAAATCAAGCATGTAAAAATGATAAAAATCTTTTCTAGTTAATTCGTGCTTATCGTTTATATAGTCTAAAGTGCCTGCATCGTAAAGGTTTTTGATGATTAAATCTTTTATGAAAACTAGATCGGATAAAATGTTACTTGTTTGTAGAATCTCTAATTTTGTTGGTTTGGATTTGTCTTTTTTGTTAATGTATTCACGATAGAATATATACACAATAACTAGAATTATCAATGCTACGATAATAAACGAAAACATTTTTATCATCCTTTCTTTTTTAATATGTTGATTGCGTGAATAACAAAATCAATATCATCTTTTGACATATCTTTGCTTGCATCGAATAATAGACGTAAATCAGGATTTTGTCTAACCATTTCAGCGTATTCTGAAACATAAGGATCATCATAATACTTCAAACCCATTAATTCTTCTGGTGATACATTTAAAGCCTTGGCAAATGCAAATATTTTTGATTGTGATAAATCAACTTTTCCACTCTCTATTTTTGCGATACTGGTTCTATCTTTATAACCAACTTTAGTTGCTAATTCATCTTGAGACATTTTCAAAGACTCTCTTAACGCTTTTATGTTTTCGTAAAGTGTCATGTTATCACCTCATTATATATACTACTATCTACCTTTAATATAATATGAGTGTGAAAAAAAATCAACTTTTTTGTAAGAAAGTGTTGACACATATTCACACCGATGTTATATTATGAGTGTGAATTAAATTCACACAAAACAAAAGCAAAGGGGGTGTAGAATGAACACATTAAAACAAATCATTGATGACAAAGGGTATAAGTTATCCTATGTGGCAAGTAAACTAAGCCTTACTAGAGAAGCGCTATACAAGAAGTTGAGAGGTGATACAGAGTTTAAAGCTTCAGAAATTGCAAAATTGGTTGAACTGTTAAAGCTCACAAGTAAAGAAACAAAGAATATTTTTTTTAAATAATATAGTGAATTAAATTCACATATAGAGGTGATTAGATGCTAGTACAAAATCAAACGGATCTAAAACTAGCCAACAAAAGATATGGACAAACATCCACAAGATTCGGATGGGCTGGTCGAAATGATGAATACGGCCAATACTGGCGAAAACTCATCAAGAAAAAATGGCCGTCAAGAAATCAATCAAGATGGAATAAGAAAGTCATTCTATCTTGGGTAAAGTTAGCTAGAACTGCTGATTTACATGCAAGGAACGAAAAGCGATGGAGAGCCTAGTATACACGGCTAACCAAGTAGCGGAACTATTTCAAATTTCACTAACTGCAGTATATGACCTAAGAAATAAAGGCAAGCTAAAACAGCTACCGAATGTAAGCGGTGTGAGGTTTAGTAAAAAAGAGGTTGAAGCACTAGCAGGAGTTGAAAGCGAATACTCGGCTATTGGTTACAGAAAACTAAAAAACGAGGTGGAAACACTAAGGGAAGAAAACAATCGTTTGAAAAGAGAAATAAAAAAAATCACTGGCGATTTGCTAGTGATAGTTGGAAAGGATTTGTAATGAAGTTTGTTTGGTTGGTAAGAACAATAGCATTCCTAATGATAATGGGAACAGTAGGTTCTGTAGAAATTGATAGAATTGATCCCTATACAGCATTTTTACAAATATCATTGGGGTTCACCCTACTCATCCTTTCAAATTTCTGGATGAGGGAAATAAAAAAAGCACGCTAGGCCGTAGGAAAGCAAGCGTGCTAGTAGAGTGATTTTGCTATTACTCTACTTGTATTTTAACACAAGGAGAAATAAATGGAAATTAATTTAACACCAATTGTTAGTCAAAACGAACAAGTATTCAAATGGAACAAAGACGAAATCAAAACATATTTTGAAGCACAACTAGAAAAGTATAAAGGACTTGTAGTTACGGAAGAAAACTATAAAGACATGGTAAGTGCCAAGAATGAAATTGTTAAGTATCGGACAACACTTGATAAATTCTGTAAAGAGAAAAAACGAGAACTCAAAAGACCTATTGAACTGTTTGAGGAAGAAGTAAATGAAGTATTGAAAGTTGTTTACGATGCAGAAAAGCCACTCGCAGAACAAATTAAATACTTTGACGAAAAAGAAGTACAAGCAAAAACAGAAACCATCAACAAGTTTATAGAAAAGATGGTTGAAAAGTATAACGTTCGTGCAGAATATGCAGAACAACTACAACGTGATAAACGCTGGTTAAATAAAACTGCAAAGATGAAAGACATTGAAATCTCTATTGAGGGAATGATGATTGAGATTTCAAAAAGACAACAATCAGATGATGATTATAAACAAATCTTAGCAGAAAAAAAAGGAATGATTGAATTTGTTGTTGATACTTGCAACCAGCAATACGAACTAGCGACACCAATCACATTTAATGAATGTTGGGATGCAGTAAAAGATATGCCACTAGATCAAGCTAGAGAATTTATCAATGCAAAATTTGCTGAACGTAATGAAATGGAAGACGCTGCACGAGCAAGCATCACAAATGAACCAGTTGAAACAATCGAAGTTGTAGAAACTAAAACTGGTTTTACAGTAACTGTTTATGACTTAACGGAAGATGATGTAAAAGATTTGACTGATTTCTTAGAAATGCGTGGTTACAAGTACAAAGAGGTATAGATGGATAGTAGATATAATGCGGTAAAAACTGTACCGCAATCAGCGTTAAAGGTAATTGACTTTGGGAAGCTTAAAGGCAAGTATGATATTTCTCCTCAATGGCGATGGGAAGTATTAACCGAAACATATGGTATGTGTGGGATTGGTTGGAAGTTTGAAGTTGTTAGTACTCAACAAGTACCAGTCGAAGAAACCAAAGAAACTATGTTGTATGTGTTGGTAAATCTATACATCAAAGATGGTGATGAATGGAGTGAACCAATTCCTGGATATGGTGGCGATTTCTTAATCTACAAAGATAAAAATGGTTTTCACGGCAACGATGAAGCCTTTAAGATGGCCGTTACTGATGCACTAGGTACTGCAGCAAAAATGATTGGTGTAGGTGCTGATGTATATAGAGGATTGCAAGATACAAAAATTAATGCAACAGCAGAAAAAGAACGGAAAGAAAAAGAATTTGATCCACACAATGCATATGGAATTGTTTTAAAAATGGCAAATGAACATGGGATGAGTGCAGAACAAGTGGCACAACAAGCAACTAAAATGTTTGGAATGTGTGTTATCGATAACATTACGAGAGACCAAATGTCTATGCTTTATGACTGGGTAAAAGGTTATGAAGTGGACAACAAGTAATATTGAAACACTCCGTAGTCCGCTAGGTGTAATGGTAGTGATACCTGCACCACATGACAATGGCCTAGCTAAATTAGACAAAGATAAAGAATACGTGATTGAAATTAAGAAAAAATCAAAATCACGTAGTATGAACGCTAATGCTTATTGCTGGGTGCTATGCCAAAAGATAGCAGAAGTCATGAGTAACCATTCGTATATGTCTAAAGAAGATGTATATAGAAAAGCAATTAAAGACTGCAGTCATTTTAGTTACGTTCCAGTACGTGAGGATGCCATAGAACGATACATTCAAATATGGCAAGCACACGGAATAGGGTGGATAGCCGAAGATGCTGGCGAATGTAAAAGCATCCAAGGTTATCACAACATCATGTGCTACCACGGCAGTAGCGTATACACAGTTGAAGAAATGCAACGATTGATAGATTGTCTAGTCGATGAATGCCATCAACTAGGGATACAACTTGAAGATAGCGATTACATACAATCGCTAGTTAAGGAGTGGGGGAATGAACAAACGGAAAAGAGCAGATGACAAACTCTATAAAATCACTAGGTCTAAAGCTATCGAACGAGATAGTATAGACGGCTATCCATGTTGCGTAATATGTGGTTCACCTGCAACGGAAGTACACCACATATTGCCTAGAGGTAGGGGCGGTACAAGTGAACTAAACAACCTAGCGTGTTTGTGTAGATATTGTCATGAAAATTTAGCACATGGAGTATTTGCAAAAGAAACAAAAAGAAAGCTAGAAGCGATCATTGAAGAAAGGACAAAACGATATGAAGAGAATTGATGTAGTTGAACTATATGTAAGAAAGCGTATTGAAATTCTAGAACGTGAAAATGGCGAATATAAAGTTAATCAAAAAGAAATCAACGAGTTAAAAGATGTACTGGATGTAATCGCAAAAACAAGAACTGTTAGATGTGGTAAGACTTTGACAAAGATTAATGGTTTTGATGTTGATAAACTCATCAAACAAACTACCAGCTATCTATAAGGACTAGCCTATGAGCGACAACAAAAAGTATTACTATCTACGGCTGAAAGATAATTTCTTTGACAGTGATGAGTTGAAGATATTAGAAAGCATGAAAGACGGCTACTTGTACAGTAATATTCTTTTAAAACTCTACCTACGAAGCCTAAAGAATGACGGAAAGTTAGTAGTAAATGAACGTATTCCGTACAACGCAGAAATGCTAGCAAGTGTAACAGGTCATCAAGTAGGCACTATCAAACAAGCGTTATCTATGTTTAAAGAACTTGGACTTATAGAAGTATTAGAAAATGGTGCTATCTATATGTTGGATATCCAAAATTTCATAGGCAAAGGTAGTACGGAAGCTGATAGACAAAGGCTTTATGACAGAAGAATATCTGAGGAACGTAAACAAAATAAACTAACTCAATCAAGAAATCTTGAAGAAATCTGTAAGAAATCTACACCAGAGATAGAGATAGAGTTAGAGAAAGATATAGAGATAGAGAAAGAGATACATAGTAGTGCAAAAAGCACTACAACAAAACGCAAGCGTTTTGAAAAACCTACTCTATCTCAAATTACACAGTATTGTCTTGAACGTAATAATAATGTAAACGCTGAACAGTTCTTTGACTACTACGAAAGCAATGGCTGGAAAGTAGGAAAGAACGCTATGAAAGATTGGAAAGCATGTGTAAGAACATGGGAACGTAATGGTTACGATAAACCAATCAAGAAGAAAAACAATAAGCAAGATACATTAAACGATATGCGAGATTTGATGAACGAATATGGGGGTGTAAATGAACAATCAAATGAACCATCAACAGAAGATACTGGAAGCACTATTGATATTGAGTACAGGGTGGAACACTAGCCCATCTAAAGAAACAATCAAGTTGTATGTACATCAATTATCGTATGCTGATCCATTAATTCTACAACGAGCCATGCTTAATCTGTTGAGTAAATGTAAATTCTTACCATCATTTGCAGAAATAGAGAGTGAGTATAAAGAGCTTGATAATTACATCAATGGAAAAGAAGAAATGATGACTGCACAAGAAGCCTATGGGGTAGTCGAAGATGCAGTTAGATTATATAGCTATGAGCATGGGTTGGAGCATTTAGACGGAATAACAAAACAGGCAGCACAAACAATATGGAGTGCGTTTAACCCTTGGAATGGTGATTATAATCGTGCTGCTTGTATGTCTCAATTTGTCAGATGCTATGAAGAGTTAGTGAAAAGGAAAAACAAAAACGATGAAAAAGCATCTGAAATCAAGAATGATGGATTGCTTTTAGAAATGAAGATGAAGAAAGAGGAAGAGCGAAAACAAATCGAAGCAGGCAATGCACAAATCAAAATGCTACCGAATGGACATTTAATTGAAACAGTTAAAGAGGAGCGAAAGCCAGTTAATTTAAATGAAATATTAGATAATGCTGATATTTCTGAAAAAGGTAAAGCATTACTACGGCAAGCAATAGGGGGATAGATGAAAGAACGAATTAAACAATTTGAAGCCAGCGTGAATGTATCGTTCAATGTTAGTTTTACAGTCCTAGCAACTAGCGAAGAACAAGCTAGAGTGAAGATTGATAACCTACTTGAAATCATGCGTGATGAGGCAACAGTCGATTGCCACATTCACCATAGTTACGATGTATATGTAGATGATTGTAAGGCTGAACTAAACCAGCTTAGTTATTGGTAAGGGGGATAAATGCTAAGAAAAAAACACAAAATGGCAATCCTAATCGAAATACCACTCAATGTGGAAACTGAGCAGGAAGCAACAGAGCAAATGTCAATGTTAATGAAAGCGAACGCAAAAGAGTTTGAGTGTATGCATGACATGATAAGAACATACAAAGGCAAGATTAATATTGAAAGGAAATTGATATGAACACAGTACAAATTCTAGGTAATTTAGCACGTGATCCAGAATTACGTTTTACAAAAACAGGTAGAGCCGTAGCAACTTTCACAGTCGCAGCAACTAATACATATATTGATAGTGCAACCAATGAAACAAAAGAACAAACTGCTTTCATCAATTGCGTAGCATGGGGAAAGTCAGGCGAGGCTGTTGGCAATTGCAAGAAAGGAGAAAGGTTACTCGTAAATGGCCGTATTCAAACTCGGTCATACGATACGCAAGATGGGCAAAAACGATACGTTACGGAAGTAGTATCCGATTTTGTTGGCAAAAAGCTTGATGGCGGTTTTGATGATGCTAGTAATTTTGATAGTTTTGAACAACCGCAAAATGAAAATATTCCGTTCTAGGTAGTGATTTTTTACTTAAATAAAATTATTGCAATAAAAGAGCATATCAAGAAAGGAATTTCAAAATGACAGTACGTGAATTGATTGAGTATTTAGAAAAATGTGACCAAGAACAAGAGTGTTGTATCGATGCAAACAAAACACTTTATGAGATTGAATATGTTGATAATTTGTATGATGGATTTGGAATAAATATTGTTGCTGGATTGGAAAAAGAAGAAGAGGAATAAAAATGCTGGTTGAAGATAAAACAAAATATTGCTGGGTAGACGATGAAATAGCAGGTGAACCACAAGACAGTATTAAAGATGCCATAGCAGATTATTTGGAATATTACAGCAACTTGTGGGATGTAGGAGATAGCGACCATAGCTATTTAGGGGAATGTTCAGATATTGAAGTTGTAAATATCGGTCATCCTAGTTACTATACAGCCGATGTTGATGGTGAACAAGTAATATGGCAAGTGGTAGCGGATGCAGATAGTGATTTAGATGGTGGTTGTTATAGCTACTTGGATTTAGTTGAAGATGAGCATTTAAACGAACTATCAAAAGAATTATCTAAAGTATTCAGAAAATGGGAAAAACGTCATGGTTATGAATGTAACCGATACATCGTTGAAGAAACAAAACCATATCGTATTGGTGATTACATCGACAAATAGGGATATTGATTATGAAAGTACCATGTAAGGGGCGAGTATATAGGAGATGCATATATGGGGATTATTTGATGATGGCAACGGATGCTATCGTCAAGCGGTAGATGAATATAACATGAATACGGGGGGGCAACACACGATCACATCAATAGGAATTGGTGATGCGTGTATCAACCAAGACCTTGCAGTTAATATGCTGCATAAACCAAACGCATTATGGGAGCAGTTGAACAAGCTAGATAGACCTGATGTTATTCTAGCTAGTCCACCATGCGAAAGCTGGAGTGTAGCAAGTGCGATGAAAGGTGGTAATGCGTGTTGGAAACAAGAGAAAGACATGATAATCAACCTATTTGGTGAATACGAACAGGGCAGTAAATTCACAATCAGAAATCAAGCTGATTATGAAAACTACCAATTCAAGTATGACAAGTCATTCCTAACACGTATCAATGGTGAAATGTGTATCTATAATACATTGAAAATCATTGAGCGTTATCAACCTAAAGTGTTTGTAATTGAAAACCCAGCATATGGGCGGATATGGGAATACATAGCCAATGTAATAGGGTTCGATATTCCGTTTGAAAACCTAACTTATTACAACAACTATGATTACCCAATTAAGAAACCAACAAAGTTTGGTAGCAATATCGATTTGAAGTTATTAAAAGATAACATTAGAAACACTATTGAGTTTGAAAGAATGAATATCAAAGGTGTTAAACGATACAATGCTAGATCACATATTCCGTTGATGTTAGTACAGGATATTTTAAAACGATGTGAGCAATACGTAGAGAGGTGATATATATTGCCAGTAGAAAAGAAGAAAAAGAAAGTAAATAGTAAACGAAAAGGTGCAGATGGTGAACGTGAATTTGCCAACCTATGCAAGGAACATGGATTTGATGTAAGACGAACGCAACAATATTGCGGAAATACAGGTGATGCCAGCGATTGTGTTGGACTACCTAATATCCACATAGAGGTTAAGCGTGTACAAGCGTTAAATATTGACAAAGCAATGGCACAAGCAATTCACGATAGCGAGAATAAGAATGTGATGCCAATCGTGGCACATAGAAAAAATAATGCTAAATGGTTAATCACCATGAGGGCGGATGATTGGTTTGAAATGTATAAAGAAAGCGGATTAAGTAATGGCAGTTAATACATCAACATATGGTATTCCACACAATTGCAAGAACTGGCTAGCGTTAGCATCGGTGGTGTGGGGCGAACTGGATATAAGCGAGGCCATACATATTGTTACTGACAAAGGCAGGGGATTGCCTACAAAAAGAAGCATACAAGATGAATTTGCATTGACTGATAAGGTTATTGAACTATGCAAGAAAGGTTTAACAAACAGGCAAATTATGGATGAATTGAATATATCTAGCAATCGAGTTGTTAGAGCGAAGAATTGGGGAGAATGGAATAATGTTAGTGAAACTATTAAATGAATACGCACAACTACCGACTAGAGGTAGTAAGGATGCAGCTGGATTAGATTTATATTGCCCTTTTCAAATTAAAGTACCTGCTGATAGTCAAAAGAAAATACCATTATGGATAGCAGTAGAAATACCTAAAGGACATATGGGATTATTAGTACCAAGAAGCAGTATGAGCAAAACACCTCTACGATGTGCAAATAGCGTAGGAATTATCGATGCAGATTATAGAGGAGAATTAAGTATCGCATATGAAAATATATCCTGTAGCGATTACACAATATTTAGAGGTGATCGCATCGCACAATTAATCATCGTACCAATCGCTATTGTAGATGTAGAAGAAGCACAAACACTCAGCGAAACAGAACGAGGTGCAGGCGGATATGGTAGTACTGGCAAATGAAAAAGACAGTAAATAGACAGAAAAGACAGTAAGTAGACAGTAGAAAGACAGTAAAAGGAGAAAACAAATATGAATAAATTAGTATTAGCAACAATGATTATGGGTACAATTGGCGGTAATGTATTAGCAAGCGGTGTTGTAACAGGGCCAGTAGAGCCTAATACACAAGCACCAGTAGTAAGCGGTTACAATTCTGTAGCTGTAGGGGCAAATACAGTAGTTACAGGCACAAATACAATTGCAATTGGCCGTGATAATAAAGTAACAGGAAATGATAGCGTTGTAATCGGTGGGGGTAATGGAACAATTGAAGCCGACCAAGCAAGTGTGATTGGATATAACAACTATGTAGGCAATAACAAGGAACAAATTGTACTAGGCGCTAACAATACAGTAGATAACCAAGGGGCGGTAGTAGTTGGTACACATAGCGTAGTGCGTGGTATCGATGCGGTAGTTATCGGTAACAATGCATCAGCACCTATTCAGAATAGCGTGGCGATTGGCACGAATAGCCAAACGGATAACCCTGTAGGTGTTCGACAAGTTGTATTAAATGGAGTAACTCACGTATTCGCAGGTGAGAACCCTAACAGTACAGTATCCTTTGGCAGTAAGAAAAGCGATACTTATAGTGGTATCAATAACTACAACCGCCAACTGCACAACGTAAGTGCAGGCCGTGTAGACCCTAGCAGTTTAGATGCAGTAAACGGAAGCCAGTTGTTCGCTGCATATGACGAGATTGAAACCAATGGTACACGCATTGCACGCAATACTACGAATATCTCTAATTTGACCTCTAAGGTGGATAACGGATTTACAACGATTAATAACACTCTAACCGCTACAAATGAGCGTGTAGGGCAAAATAGCCAAGCCATTTTGAACAATACGGATAGAATTAATAACCATGAAACACGTATTACAGATTTAGAACGTAATACAGTAGGTCAAATCTCAAACGTGATGCATGAAGTAGCAAAAGTTGGTGCATCTAATGCAGCACTAAGTGCGTTGCATTACCTTGGTTACAATTCTGATGACAAATTAACATTTGCGGTAGGTTACGGCCACTATAAAAACGCAAATGATGTAGCCCTTGGTATGTTCTATGCACCAACAGAGCATGTAATGCTTAGTGTAGGTGCTACGCTAGCAAACAAGATGATTAATGCAGGTGTATCCTTTAGGCTTGGTAAAGGTTCTGAATATGAAACTAACCATAAAGGCAAAATCAAACAACTTGAAGAGTTGGTAAATCAGTTAGTAGCGGAAGTTGAAGAGTTAAAGGCTGGTAAATAATGTGTACACCAATAGGAAGATATAAAGACGATGTAGAAAAACTACAAAAGAAAAAAGCGACTAAATTTGCACAAGAGTTATTCTTTAATGCGATCATGGGTGTATCGCTAGTAGCTTTGATATTTGGGTTTGTGATTTTAATTAAAGTGTTGATTGGATAGATATAGGCGGTGAAATATCCGCCTTATCATAAGAGGTTAGTATGTTAGGATATAGCGGATACGTTGTACATTTTGATTATTTTATAGATGTACACAAAACAAAAGAAAGTGCTATGGAATTTCTAAAACAGTTAGCTTATGAAAGTGGTGAAAGCCAATTTGTAGTCGGTGTGGCTGTTAAAAAAGATGATGGTATAGTATTAGAATTTCCTGATTTATACCAATATGACGAAGTAAGAAAAGAATGGTATAAATTGTGGTGATAAAAAGCATAATGAGGTATAAGAATTATGAACGATAAACAATTTACGGATAATTTTTTTAGAACTATGTATGAATTAGGCTATAAAAAAGCGGAAATTGAAAAAGGATATATATTTTTCTACGAAAAGCCAGTAACGTTGACTACGTGGGTTCCTAGCATTCCGATAAAATGCACTTGTTTTACAGATGAACCTCAATGTATTGATATTGCAGAATATCTAGGTATCATTGATTGGAGTAAAGTAAAGGTTGATACACCTATATTGGTTAAACAGTATGAACAAGATGAATGGGAAAAACGACATTTTGCATATTTTAAAGATGAGAGAGTATATGCTTGGTTATGTGGTGCAACATCTTGGAGTGCTGATTATGAGGGCGATACAACCGATTGGAATCTTGCAAAACTAGCAGAGGTGTAAACATATGGCTGAAAATTTAATTACAATTGGAATGATATTAGGTGTTTCACCTGTTTTAGCAGCGGTTTTAAGCGATGCCTTTGATACGTTTGAAGAGGGATGCGTGCGAATGTTATACATACAGGCGATAATTGGTATTGTGTTAATTATCTTTGGTGCTGGTGTTATGTTGGGTGGTGAGTAATATTTGAATGAACCGACAAAGAGCGAAAAGAGATTAATCAGTAGTGCTAGAAAATACCTTGAGCCTGTAAAGACTGTTGATGAACAGATAAAGTCGATTGCAAAAGAAATAGAACAACTACGATGCAACATTACATCAATTAGTGCAATCGATTATTCAAAAGACAAAGTGAGTGGCGGCGGTGTTCCATGTGGGTTAGAAAATAGTGTAGCAAGGTTTATTGATACAGAAAAAGAACAACGCAGAAGGATTGATGAATTGAGCGAGTACAAGTGCGATGTAATCAACACGATCAATAGCCTAACAGAAGAAATAGGCGGTACAATGTTACGTTATGAATACCTGCTTGGAATGTCAGCTAAACAAGCACATTCTGTTTTTGAAAACCAATTTAACGAAAGACAGGCTATGAGGTATAAGGAAAAAGCGTTAATTGAAATAGGCAGGTTGAAATGTCAGTAAATGTCATGAAATGTCAGTAAATGTCAGTATAAACACCTAAAAACATATAGTAGAATATAAGGTGTAAGAGTTGCCAATGAGCAATTCTAAAAACTAAATAGCAATTGAGGTGCGGTTTTATATTTTGTATTTGAAAATCAACGAGTATTGTTTCTAAGTCATTACAATCTATATTATTTCTAACTGCACCGCACCTCTTATATTGCATTTTGTAAACTAATACCGCACATATAATCCGTTCCAATATTGCAATAACAACCAACTATACGTTTCATGAGATAAAACCTTAAGCGAAAAAATGTTACATACTACAAACAACTGGCGGTATTAGTTTAGAGAGTGCAATTGCATACTGAAAACTAAAGCTATATGTTCCGTTGGGAACCGAGTATTGTGCGAGAGTTAGACAGAGTGAGCTAACCATGATTACAATTCATATACTCGTGTTGGCGAATAGCTAACTATATAACTTTGGTTTTGAGTATGCAATACAAATGAATAAAACTATCACATAATGAGGTATATCCACGGCGATATATCTCATTTTTTGTATAAAGTTATCAAAAGAGGAGAAATGATGACTGATATATTGTGTTGTAAGAGTAAATGCTTGAACAACAAGAAAGGTAGATGCACGGCTAATGTCATTGAATATGACGGATTATGCCAAACATACATCACACAGGGGAATGCAAGAAAAAGCACATGCGGATTGTGTGTGCGATCTAATGGAAAGCTAAAACGGAAAGGTGGTGAAGTACTAAAATGATTAATGCAATTAAACAATTCATTAAGGATAGAGCGTTATTTAAACGTGCAGCGCAAGATTTAGATAACAAAGACCTACAGGCGAAAGCAAAATATGCGTTTGAGCATAGAGACGATAACGTATTGAGCATTATTGATTGCCTAGCCATTGTGTGCGGTGTATTGATTATAGTCGGTATTGTGTGGTGCTTAATGTGAATTATCAACCTACAATAAAGAAACTACTCAAAGCATTACAGATGAACGGCAGGCGGTATGTAGTTGATGTAAGGCAATCATGGAGTAAATACGATAAGCCTTGCAAGGTATATATCGTTAATCGAATGTACACAGAGGAAGAGTACAAACTAACATTTCCTCACAAGTACAAAAAGGGTAAGACCTTTAAACAAGGACAACTCTATAAAAAAGAAAGTGAGTATAGCAGTACTAAGCAACATGAAGTACTGCTATTTTTAGTTAGAACATATAAAGGTGGTGATTGATATATGGCAGATGCTAACACCTTAACAGAAAAAGAACGAATATTTGCAGATGAGTATATCAAGACTACCAATGCAACACAGAGTGCTATCAAGGCTGGATATGCAGAAAATAGTGCAAGCGTAACAGGAAGCAAGATGCTAAGAAAACCTAAGGTACGGCAATATATAGATGCAGTCATGAACGAGCGAAGTAAAAACACAATCGCAACGGCTGATGAAGTGTTGGAGTACCTAACTAAGGTTATGAATGGCGAAGAAAAAGATGCGTTTGGTTTGGATACTTCAATTGCGGATAGAACTAAAGCGGCTGAGTTGTTAGGTAAACGGCACATGCTATTTACCGAAAAGGTGAAACTTGATGCAGAAATAGAGATTGATATATCCGACCGCATGAAACGAGCAAGGGTGAAATCAGATGAAGTACAACAAGGCACAACTGATTGATGCGTTGGGTTCGTTTACGCATGATCCATTAGGGTTTGTTTATTTTTCGTTTCCTTGGGGAGAAAAAGGAACACTGCTTGAAAACTTTGATGGGCCAGACGAATGGCAAGTTGACACCTTTAAGAAAATAGGAGAAGAACTACGCAAGGGCAAATCGTTGACTAAGGCTATACAAATTGCAGTAGCATCTGGACATGGTATCGGAAAATCAGCGTTTTCATCAATTTTAATTCTATTTGCTATTGCTACACATGAGAATACAAGAGGTGTAGTTACTGCTAATACTGATACACAGTTAAAGTCTAAGACTTGGGCGGAACTCAACAAGTGGTACAACCTATTTATAGGTAAAGAGTTATTCACCTACACCGCAACCGCATTGTTTAGTGCTGATAAGCAGTACGAGAAAACGTGGCGCATTGATGCTATTCCTTGGAGTGAAAGTAATCCAGAAGCATTTGCAGGCTTGCATAATCAAGGTAACAGAATACTTATCATATTTGATGAAGCATCCGCTATTTCTGACAAGATTTGGGAAGTAACAGAGGGTGCATTAACAGATAAAGAAACTGAGATTATATGGTGTGTATTTGGCAACCCTACACGGAATAGTGGTAGGTTTAGAGAATGTTTCAGAAAGCATCGTGCGTACTGGACAACTTATCAGATTGATAGTAGAACTGTTAAAATCTCAAACAAAGCTAAGTTGCAAGAATGGGTTGATATTCATGGTGAGGATAGCGACTTTGTAAAGGTGCGTGTAAGAGGGATATTCCCTAGTGCATCGGATACACAATTTATATCCGCATCAATCGTTGATGAAGCACAAAAGCGAATGTACAGAGTTGGTGAGTTTAACAACTTACCTGTAATTATCGGTGTAGACCCTGCATGGACTGGTGGCGATACATTAGAAATAGTGATGCGTAACGGCTATTCCATGAAATGCTTGGCAACGATTGAAAAGAATGACGATGATATGCGAATGGCTAACCTCATAGCACAATTCGAAGATGAATACAAAGCTGATGCAGTGTTCATAGACCAAGGGTACGGCACTGGTATTTACAGTATCGGTAAGTCAATGGGGAGAAAGTGGCGGTTAGTTGCCTTTGGTGGTGCATCGCCTAACAATATGTACCTTAACATGCGTGCGTACATGTGGGGTGAGATGAAAGAGTGGCTAAAAGAGGGCGGTGCAATTCCTAATGAACAAGGATTGTATGATGACCTCGTAGGGCCAGAAGCGATCATCGATAAAAACGGACGTATCCAACTTGAAAGCAAGAAAGATATGAAAGAGCGTGGCTTACCATCACCAAACAAAGGCGATGCATTAGCCTTGACCTTTGCGTTCAGGGTCACTAAAAAAGTGAATGGCAACCATAGAAGAGTAGCGAATACAGAGTACAAACCATTTGGGTAAAGGGGGAATGTGAATGTGTATGAAAGCTAAAACACCAAGTGTTACTACACCAGCACCTGCACCAGTCGCACAGACTGATGACATGGCGCAAAAGAAAGATGAACAATGGTTCACCGATAAAAAGCGTAAGAAAACTGGTTATGATAGTACAATTTTAGCTAGTGCGTTAAATCAAGCAACAGGCAAAACAACATTAGGCGGTTAATATGAGTACTATCTTATCAAGCCTTGCTAGGCAACCAACAGAAAAGCCTGTAACTAAGCCAAAAGACTACAAGAAAATAAAAGCTAAATTCAATCAGATGTTCACAAATCGTCAAAAGTACGTTGAGAAATGGAAGATGATTAGAGATTATCAGTTGCCATTTCTTGGCGTGTTCGATGGTGAACAAGACCAATCGAAATTGTATACCGATAAAATCCTTACTGGTATTGCATGGGAAAGTTGTCAAATATTCGCTAGTGGTGTAATGAGTGGAATGACACCGCCTAGCCGTAAATGGTTTAAGCTAACCATGGAAAATACGGATATGGCGGCGAATAGCGATGTAGCGAAAGTATTAGATGAACGTGAAGAAATATTGTATGCAGTATTTGCAAAATCCAATTTCTACAATGTGGTTCACCAAGTCTATATGGAACTACCATTCGGACAAGCACCGATGTCAATCATGCCTGATGGTAAAGTTGGTGTACGTTTCACATCGTATCCAATCGGTACTTACGCATTAGAATGCAATGCTAATGGTGAGGTTAACACGTTTGGGCGGAAATATAACATGACTTGCGACCAACTCGTGGAAGAGTTTGGGTATGATAACTGTACCGAGAAGATTAAAAACGCATACGATGACGGCAAGGGGAATGCAACTGTATATACTGTTTGTTGGCTAGTGTGCGAGAACAAAGACCGCAACGGAAAACTTGGTAACAAGAACATGCCTTATTCCTCTATTTACTGGGTTGAGGGGAGTAGGGATGATGAAATCTTGCGACATAGTGGTTATGAAGAATGGCCTATTCCGATTGCACGGCACACCACACATGATCTAAATGGTTATGGCAAAGGTAGTGCATGGTTCGCACAATCTGATGCGATGATGTTGCAGAAGTTGGAACTAGACCGATTAACTGCTATTGAGTTAGGGGTAAAACCACCAATGGCCGTTACATCTGATGTAATCGGTAGTGTGTCGCTATTTCCCGGCGGTATAACCGAAGTCGATACAGGCGGTAAGGTTGAACCTATCTTTAACGTAGGTATCAATCTAGATTGGATTATGCAACAAATCATCGAAGTTAAAGACAGTATCAAGCGTGCATATAGTGCTGACTTATTCCTTATGCTCGATAACATGGACAATGGACAAATGACGGCAAGGGAAGTCATGGAACGTACGCAAGAGAAGTTACAACAATTAGGGCCTGTAGTTGAACGGCTACTATCTGAATTTCTTAATCCGATAATCGAACGTACCTATGCGATATTAGATCGTGCAGGTGTGTTTCCACCAATTGATGAAGCGTTGGCGGAAGAGTTAAACGGCCAAGATGTCAAGATAGAGTACATTTCACCATTGGCACAGGCTCAGAAAGTATCTTCATTGACATCAATTAAACAGTATTTTGCGTTCCTTATGTCATTAGCACAGGGCAATCCTAATATTCTGCAAAAATTCAATTTTGAAGAAGCGGCGGATTATTATGGTGTTAACCTCGGTGTACCTGCAAAAGTAATTGTATCCAACGATGAATATCAAGCTAAGATGGAAGAACAACAACAGGCACAACAGGAACAAGAGGAACAAGCACAAATGATGCAAGCGGCACAATTAGCACCTCAAATGGCTAGTGCGGCAAAACAAGCAACTGATGCAGCAAATGATGGAAACCCTGTAATGCAACAGTTAATGGGAATGGGGTACTAGATGAAACAAAAAAGAGATTATATGCGTGAGCGTGATGTTGAAGCGCTAAACCACGTACTGAGCGATGAACTCGGTAGGTGGTTTTTTTATCGCATTCTTGACCGAGCAAAACTGAATAGCCAATCATTCACAGGCAACAGTACAACATTCTTCAATGAAGGGATGAGGGCTGTTGCTATTTTGTTACAAAACGATTTAGGGAAGATTGGTGATGGTGTAGAGGGTGTTAAGAAATACCACCTAGCACAAATAGAAAATATTCAGATGCAAAAGTATTTTAAAACACTTGAAGAGAACGAATTAAAGAAAGGTGAATAACCATGGATGAAAATTTAGAACAAGGCACAAACAATAACACGGATAGTGCAAATGGTGGTACACCACAGGACACGAACACACAAGACCAACCAAATACGATTTTAGGCGGTGGCGGTGATACTAACACCGACCAACCTGCAGAACCTACTGTATATGATTTCTCAACTGCATTTGAGGGTGGCGAAGTTGACCAAACCATCGCAGATGAGTTTTCAAAAATGCTTAATGGTGTAGGCGCAACGCAAGAGCAAGCGTTACAGATGGCTAAGTTTGGCAATCAATATGCAACTAACCTTGTAACGGCTTACGAAAACCAAAAGCAAGAAGTACTCAAAGCACAATACGATGGGTATGCAGAAAACGCTAAAAAGGTATTAGGGAACAAATTCGATACTACTGTTAACCAAGCGGCCGCAGGTGTTGAAGCAGTAGAAAAGACAATTCCTAATATCCGTGAAATCTTAGCTGAAAATGGCTTGGGGAATCGTGTAGAAGTAATTCAACTATTCGCACATATCGCTGGTATGGCAAGCGAAGATAACAATGCAGGGAACAACAGACCTGCAAATAATCAATCTGACGAAGCTATTAGACGGAATATGTATCCGTCCATGTTTAAAGATTAAAGGAGATTAATTAATGGCTACAATTGGAACTAACAATCCTACATTATTGGATTTACAAACTCGTATGGATCCAAATGGTAAAATTGCACAAATCATTGAGCAATTGAACCAAACAAACGAAATCATTCAAGACATGACAATGATTGAATGTAACGATGGTACATCTAACAAAACGACTGTACGTACTGGCTTACCATCCACAACATGGCGCATGTTGTATGGCGGTGTACAACCATCTAAATCCACTACAAAACAAATCACAGATACTTGTGGTATGTTGGAAGCATATTCCGAAGTGGATAAAGACTTGGTTAAACTTTCCAATGACCCTGTAGCGTTCCGTGCAACAGAAGATAGTGCATTTGTTGAAAGTATGGGCCAAGAAATCGCACGCACACTTTTCTATGGTGATGAAACTACACCAGAAAAATTCATTGGCTTATCCGCACGTTTCAATACATTGGATACTAAAAAAGCTGATTGCGCTAAAAACATTATTGATGCAGGCGGTACTGCTAACCTTGCCTCTATGTGGCTCGTAGGTTGGGGCCCTCTTACTGTACATGGTATTTATCCACGTGGCAGTCAAGGCGGTTTAGAACAAGAAGATTTGGGCGAAGTAACAGTAACTAAAGCAGATGGTTCTATGTTCCAAGGTTACCGCACTCATTTTAAACAAAACATTGGTTTATCTGTTCGCGACTGGAGATATGTAGTACGTATCGCTAATATCGATATGAAATCTATCAAAGAAGATATTTCCGCAGGCCCTAACTTGATTAACTTGATGATCCGTGCAGAAGAAAAAATGCAATCTCTCACAGGATGCCGTCCAGTATGGTATATGAACCAAGAATTGCGTACATTCTTACGCTTGCAAAAGAATAAAGTGCATGGTTCTACTATCACAGAAGATATGGAAATGGGTAAAATGGTTACTCGTGCAAATGGTATTCCTGTTCGTAAAATTGATGCATTGCTTTCCACAGAAGCACGTGTTACTGCATAGTAGAGAGGAGAAAATACATGATTATCGATACTTTAAATACATTCCATTGGAAACGTGAATTATCTGGCAATGTCAGCTCCGATGTTATGATTACTAGCGGTGATGCTGACCCTAATTTGTGGTTAGTTGTTCGTGTAGACAAAGCATTAACTGGTACTGCATTAATCAACGTATATACATCTGATACAGAAAACATTGCTAACCCTGTATTGTTGCATGGTATTACATTACCAGCCAATGCACCAGCTGGGTACGAATATAAAGTGCGCTTGGCAAATGGTGTTAAACGTTATACACGTGCTAATGTCAACAATGCAACGGCTGGCACAATTTCTGTATTCTTGACTAGCGGTATCACTAGCAAATAGGGGGTAACATGGAATACATTGCAAAAGTAACTTTGTATCACAATACAAAGGGTTTAATTGAAGAAGGACAAACAGTAGAACTTACAAAAGAAGAAGTAGCTGAATACGATAAAGATTACTTCAATGATTTGTTTGAAGCTGTAGGCGCAGAAGAAACCGAAGATGGCGAAGATAAGCCAAAGACTAAATCTAAAGGCAAGAAATCGGAAGAAACTGCAGAATAACAGAATGAGGGGTGCTTATGCATCCCTCTTTTTCACTATAAAAAGGGGGCAATATGACACCTACTGATATTTGCAACATGGCTTTGTCATTAATCAATGGCGGTAGGATATACGGCCTTGATGAAGAAACAGAAACGGCTAGACAGTGTAGATTGCATTATGATGCAACACGCAAGATGCTACTATCTCAATACGAATGGAATTTTGCACGAAAGCGTGAAGAGTGCGTGTTATCTGAACATAAGTTAGCTGGCTATGAATTTGTTTATGCGTATCCTGAAAAGTGCTTACGTATTTTAGGGGTTATTCCTAAAGGTGAACGATTTAGAGCGGAAAGCCAAAAGGAATATGATGTTTTTACTATTGACGATAACACAAAGTACATAGTAAGTGATGTACCGCTTGCGTATATTGATTACGTGTACGATGTGCAAGATATAGATGTATTCAGTCCTGTATTCGTACAGGCCTTGAAATCTAAAATGGGGTCAGAACTAGCCATGCCATTAACTGGTAATAGTGGTTTATTCGACCAATGCTATAAACTCTATCAAGCAGCAACGCAAGAGGCCAAGAGTTTGAGTGCTAAAGAACGTAGGCAAGATATGCCATATATTTCTAACTATGTAAAAGCAAGGAGCTGGTAGTCATGAAACCAATGTATATATCACAACTTGCATTTACAACTGGTGAGATTTCGCCTGATGTATCTAGGCGGTTTGACTTAGATCAGTTTAAAAGTGCGTTGCTATTAGCAGAAAATGCAGTCATCAGACCTTATGGCGCAGTAGCTAGACGGCAAGGTTCAGAGTATATAGGACAAGTCAAAAACAAGGATAAGTCTACACGGCTATTTGAATTTACGGCCGAGAAGAATAAATCATTCCTACTTGAGATTGGCGAACAGTACATCCGAGTATGGCGGAATGGTATTTACACAGGTATTGAATTACAGACACCATTTGAAAGCGATGTAGTCGATAAATTGAACTGCATCCAAAGTGGTGATGTAATGTTCATATGCAGTGGCAAGTATCCAGTTAAAACGCTATCTAGGTATTCTGATACAGACTGGCGATTTGATACATACAAACTATCAGAGCAACCATACGGCGAAGTCAACATCGACAAAGAAAGTACTGTAATCTTGAATGGTGATACACTAACCGCCACAAAAGATGTATTCAATGCTGATATGGTTGGTTCAGTCATGCAGATTGAACACTATGTAAAATCAATTGCAACTAGCAGTATAGGTGAAGTCATTGAGCGTAGAGAATGGCGCATCGGTGATAGACATGGTGGGCGTAATACGCTGATTGGTACGGATTACAACAATATCAATTACGATGTAGAACAATTCAGTAGTGATGAGGATTTATCATGGAAATTCACATCGCATGGCACATGGAATGGCACTGTAAAAATTCAAATCAGTAATGATGGTGGTACAACATGGAAAGATTACCGAGTGTACACATCTAACAATGACTACAACGTTACAGATACAGGCAAGGTATCGCCTAGTGCTAAATTGAAAGTTGTATCTGATTTGAAAGGTGGTAGCGTTAATGTAGATTTATCGTTTTTGCCACATGTTAGCTATGGTGTAGTCGAAATCAAAGAATTTACAGATAGTAAGCAGGTTAAAGTTAATGTGTTAAATGGTGTGGTTGAAAATGAAGCAACCTCTAAATTCAGATTTGGACAATGGGGTAAAGGCCTTGGTTATCCTCGTGTATGTACGTTTTATCAAGATAGATTTATCCTAGCATCTAGTAATCAATATCCTAACTACATATGGTTTAGTCGCACAGGTGATTATTCCAACTTTGGTGTAGAAAAGGTGGGCGGAACGATTACAGATGATAGCGCAATCACGCTACCTGTTATTAACCGAAAAATGTATGACATCAGACACTTGATACCTGCTAATGATTTGTTGATTTTAACCAGTGGTAACGAATGGATTATCGATGGTTCAAAAACTATCACACCGACTAACTGCAATCTACGCACACAAACCCAACGTGGTGCATCTGAATGTGAGCCACAATACATAGGGAATAGATGTGTGTATGTGCAAGCTAGAGGGTGCGTAGTGCGTGATTTAGGATATTCCTATGAAAGCGATAACTACACAGGGGCTGACTTAACTCTATTCGTTAAGCATCTGACAAAGTATCGTAACTTCATTACAAGTGCTTATGCACAAGATCCAGATAGTATCGTTTACTACGTTACCGATGATGGCAATATCGATTGTCTAACTTATATTCCTGAACAAAAGGTGTATGCATGGTCGCACTTCACCACAAAAGGTAAATACAAATACGCTGAGAGCGTTGCAGAGGGCGAACAAGATAGTTTGTACGTAATCGTTGAGCGTGATTTTAAAAGCGGTACAGTGATGTGCATAGAACGATTTGAGCCAATGTATAATGCTGATAATAATAACGTGTATATGGATTGCTATATTCGACAAACTAGCACAGAGAATATCAACACTATCACAGTACCTCATCTGATTGGTGAGGATGTACAAATCGTTGTAAATGGTAGGGAACGTCCAATTAAGGAAGTACCACCTACGGCAATTATTAATATCGATGGTAAGGCACAAAGCGTAGCCGTTGGTATTAATTACACTACACGATTACGTATTCCGAGCATCGAAATGCAAATACAAGATGGAACATTACAAGGCCGACAATTAACGATGAGTAGATTATCGATGAACATCTTAAATTCATTCGGTGGCAAAATCGGAAGAAACTTCAACCATATGGATGATATTTCATTACCGCCACTCAAATTGTATAGCGGTGATAAGGTATGTATATTGCCAAAATTCGATGGAGTATACTCAACCGATGCATCTATATGTATTTTGCACGAAAAACCTTATCCATTTAACCTTTTAAGCGTTACAAGAGAAATAGAAATAGGTGGTGGTTTTCCAAATGTTACAGGACTTTGATATTTGCCCTGTACGGCACACTTCATTAATTCATGACTTATATATCGACTTGCGAGCTATAGACACCTTAGAGGTCAATATAGCGAACCAAAATTTCTCGAATTATGGAAAAAATGATTTTGTAAGGGATATATGTAGCGATGACTACGAAAACCACATTGTAATTGAAAATGATGTACCAATAGCCGTATATGGAATTTCAAAAAAGCCAATCAACGGAATGTACTGTATTTATTTTTTAGGAAATAAGATACTAGATACTAATTTGAAATTACAAAAGGAATTTCTAAAACGAAGTAACGCAATCATAAAAGAGTGGCTATCCACTCATGAATGTTTATTCAATTTCATACATAAGAAAAATAACCGCTCGAAGCGATGGCTAACATCACTAGGGGCGGTTATTCATTCTGATATAACGCATAACGGAATGGAACTATTTACATTGAGAAAGGGGGATGCGAATGTGTAATCCTATTGCATTAATGGCAGGTCAATTGGTTACTACATTATGGGGCCAACACCAACAAACTAAAGCACAAACTGCAATGTATAACGCACAGGCACAAGCAGCGGAAGCTAATGCACGAATATCTGATAGGAAACAACAGGATATTGCCAATCAAGCACTACAAGAGCGAGATAAGATGGATAATAAAATGCGGTTAATTGCAGGTCAGAATACGGCAGAAGCAGGCGCTACAGGGTTATCTATGAGTGGTACACCATTACAGTTAATGGCTAGTAGCTATGACGAATATAACAAGGATATTAACAATTGGGAAACTAACAAGAATAATAGTATCTACAACGAATATCTGAATGGGGTTAATTATCGCAACGAAGCTAGTAGTGCAAGAGCTGCTGCATCTAATGCGAAAACGCAAGGACGATTGCAAATGCTTGGAACTATATTGAGTGGTGCATCAAGCATGTATGGGTTAAAACAACAATATGCAGGTAGTAGCGCAAGTGCTAAAAAGTACAAAACTGTATATGGTGGCGATACAACGTTTGATGCATTTAGTGGAAAGCGACAAGCAGATACAATGCGAATGGAAAACGGCACAGGGCCATCATCTGTTATTACTGTTCGTAAGGTTAGATATAGGTAGGCTGATATGAAACTTGTTAATTATGAAAGCCAAGAACAACTAAATACCATTAATGGACAAATACACAATTACGCAAATGAAATTGCGTATGGTGCAGACCAAAGCGGATTGCGTAGTATCGCCAATAGTATCGCTAATATTAACGAACAGTATCAAAAGAAACTTGATGAAGATTTAAACATCGCTTATATGAACGCTGAAACAGACTACAAGAAACGTATTTCTGATGCGTTAACTAATGAGGATAGTGGCTTACTACATACATCATTAGGCGGTGCAGCTAATATAGGCTACTCTTTTAATGAGATAGAGAGCAAGGCTAGACACGAAATACTAGATAATCTACCTAACAATAATCGAATTAGAGATAGATTTTTAAGAATGGCAGATAACGATACAATCGCCAATAGCACAAGGGTTCAAGTACACGAGCGGTCAGAACGTGAGAAATACAAGGATGTTACTTTTAATAACAACCTAGACCAATCTAAACAAATAGCCGTACTAGGATTTAACAACCCTAATGTAGTACAAACTGCATTGGATGGTATTGGTAAGAATATTGAATTAATGTATGGTGATCGTGGCGAAGAATTTGTAAAAGGTAAAAAACAGGAAGTATACGATACTATAGGTCAAAGCGTTGTTAATGAAGCAGTAACGAGAAACGATATAAAATATGGGCCACAAGTGATTGCAGCATTGCGACAAGCTGGTGTTAGTGAGGGAATATTAGCCAAAGCTGATGCAGCATTTCAACAAGTTAATTCGCAACAAACTATAAATGGAAAGATTTCTGGCGATGTCGATACATATGGCGAGGGTGGTAGAGAAAAAGCCGCCGATGCATATGTAAATGGATTAAGAAATCAAAATAAAGGCGGTTCTATCAATATTGCTGCATTAGATAGTGCGGTGAATGGTTCTATTGGTAAACCTTATGTGCTAGGTAGTGATGGCGGAGATGCTACTGATTGCGGTAAATTCACACTCGATACATTGGCAAGTGCAGGGGTTAAGTTAAATTATAGAACGGCTGATGGACAATACCTACAAGCTGAGCAAGAGGGGAAACTCACAACCGATATTTCACAGGCTAAAAAAGGCGATTTAGTATTCTGGCACGTTCCGAGTAATGAAGCTAGATGGGCAACGAGTGATGACCCTAATGCTATTAACTCAGATGATAAAGCCTACAAAGGGGTAACACATGTAGGTGTATATATGGGCGATGGTAAAGTCGCACAAGCTGGTAGTAGTGGTGTATCTATTGTTGGTGCTGACATTTACCCTATAGTTGGTATTGGTAAGTTTAGTGGAAGCGGTAGACAATTAACTGATGGGGAATTGTTAGAAGAACGCAATATGTATTTAAAAGCCTATGATGTTGAAGTTGGAAAGCGTCAAAAAGCACGTGAAGAAGAATTAAAACAGCAAGAAAAAGCAATTAAGTTACAGTATTTAGAGATGCAAAAAAACGGTGCATCTAATGCTGAATTAGCTAACTTTTTAGACAGATCTACTGCTGGAAATCCTGAATTAATCCTAAGATTTGGTGCTGTTAGAAATGGATTTATAAATGCAGAACGTGCAGAAACGGCTGCAGCTAATAATGCAGCGTACAAAACTAATATTGTACAAATGATACAGAACGGCACACCTGCTAGCGATATTTTAAAATACGCAGCAGAAAACGGAAGTCTTTCTATGCAAGAAATGAGCCAATTAAACAAAGAATTAACAGATAGAGATAACGGAACAGGTTCGTATTCTGTTGATTTATCCGCCGTTCAATCAATCATGGACAATGCAATGGACGGATTGAAAGATAGTCAAAAAGGATTATTTAAAGATGGATTTAGAAGAGACTTTAGTGCTTGGCATCAAAAATACATGATGGAACATGGAGAGCCACCAAGCGTTGGTGATCAGATATGGTATGCAAATCAAATTGCAGGCCCTAAAGTAATACAAACAACTCAAGTTAACCATTTCTGGGAAAGTGGCGAAAATTATCAAAGTGATGTATCGCTCGCAACTTTACATGGTGCAGGATATGTAGATTACAAGCCAGTAATAGGTGATGATGGTGGACACTACGTAAGGTTATATAGAAATGGTGGCACAGACGAAAACGGCGATTACAACGATTACGATGAACGTACATTCCATCAAACATTTGGTGATTTAGATAACTAAGGAGATAGCATAATGGCTACTAATCAATGGCATTTTAATAAGTATCAACCGAACGGCACAGTCAATTTAGACGAACATCAAACAGAGTTAAAACCTGTTAATGGTGTTATTGGCAATGCTATTGATGCGGTATCTTCTATTGCTGATACTGTAAAGGATAAGCCGTTCATAATTGATACAACAGGTAATGACAATAAAATGCTTGTTGCGGACAGGTTAAAAGCTATTGCAGATGCAACAGGCATTGACCCTAGCATTGCATATAATGCAACATTCAGAACATCCGCATTACAATTCAAATATAATAATGATGAATTAAAAGCTAACGCTGCACTAGAATATGCAAACAAATTAAATATCGGCGCTGATGTAATCATGAATAGCAATGAAGATGGATTTAGAACTGCTGCAACATTAGCTGCACAAGTTGATAGAGGTAGAACAGTACAAGAAATCTATGATGAATACCCAGAAATGTATAAAGTAAAATACAACTCACAAGCTGAGGGTATTCAAGCTATCCAAAATTTACAATCGGTAAAAGCTACACGTGGTATTTTTGATAGTATCCAACAAAGCGTATGGGCCATGAACGACCAAATGAAACTAGGTGATGTTGGTTTTGAAATGGCACATACTACTGATACGGATAGAATTAAAGAACTCAACGATGAAATGGAACGATTGCAAGGCAACTTGCAACAATACAGAAAAGCAGATGCATTAAATCCATTACAAGCTATTGTAGGTGATACGTCAGCACAAGCATACATGATGGGTAAACAAGGCGGTACAGGTGCAATCATAGGCGGTGCAATCGGTGCTGTAATTGGCGGTTTAACTACCGATGGTGTAGGTATAGGCGCAGGTGCAGTAACTGGTGCTAAATGGGGTGGCGGTGTTGACATGGCATATGAAATGTACAAAATGTCATTCGGTAACAAATACCTAGAACTCATTAATAAACGTGATGCAAATGGTAATAAAGTATACTCTAATGATGAAGCCTATAAATACGCTATGACATATGCTGCAGTTGATACAGGTATTGAAATGGCATCTACACGTTTCATGGTTAAAGGCATAGGTAAAGTAGCACCTAAAGCGGTAATGTCAAAAGTATTACAAGGTGCTACAAGTGATACAATCGCAACATTTAATAGGGGCATTGGCACTACTGTTGCACAAATGGCCAAAGCATCTGTTAAGGCTGGCGGTTCTGAATTAGTTGAAGAGGGCTTGCAAGACATCAACGAAAAATTCCAACACAACCTATACCGCAATGCTAATGACCCAGAGGGTGTATATTCCATAGGCGATATGGCAGTAGGTGCAGGCGGTGCAATGCTACAAGCACTACCAGCCGTTATCGGTTTAGGTGCAATTGGTGGCGGTGTGAGTGGTATTCACACCATGAAAGCGTTCCATGAATTTCAAAAGCTAACACCAGAAGAACAACAACACGCAATCATGGCCGAGCAAAATCGAAATGGTAACGCTATCATGCAAGCATTAAAACAAGATGCATCGTCAAACAAAATGGCAAAAGAAAACCCTGAACTGTACGGAAAGATTGTACAAGCACAGGGCGATAATGTAGGTGTATCTACTGCATATGTAAATGTTAATGAAATGGCGGAAACAGAAGAGGGCCAACAAGCCATTAAGAATATGATTGATAGTGGTTTGGTTACGCAAGAGGAAGTATCCAAGAGCATCGAAGCTAACGCAGATATTCCTGTACCAATCGGAAAGTATGCACAATTAAGCGGTGGCTTGACGGAAGAAACTGTAAAAGCACTAGAAGAAAGTACATACTTTACTCGTGGCGGTATGTCTATGAAAACCCTTGAACGTGCAAAAGCGGAAGTAGAAGCTTTTAACAATAACCTAGTTGATGCAACAGAAAAGAAAGCTGAACGAGTTAAAGAAAGCATTATCCGTGATGAATTTGAAGATGCAAGCGATGTAGATCGTGAAGTGCTAGACCAAGTATTCTCTAATCCTACGCAAGTTAAGCAAGCATACAACAACTTGTACAAAAACCTAGTGCAAGAGTATCGTGAAAACTACGCAAGCGACTTTGACAACATGGATAATGCTATCAAAGAAGCTACGGCAAGTGGTGTAGAGCCACAATGGCTAACTGATTACAAGTCTAACAATGGCGGTAAAGCACCACGCACGAATGCAGAACGTAGACGTGCAGCATTTCATTCAAGCGTAGCAAAAGCACAAACTGCATTTGCTGATAATGCGGAAGCACTTAATCAAAGCAATATCCATCATGCTGATATGGAACACACCTTACAACAAATTGAAAGTCTTGAACGCTTGCACGATAAGATTTTTGCATTAGCCGATAACGATATAGCGTTACGAATGCAATTATCCAAGAGTGGCTATGAAGTGTACAACAAAGTAGTTAAAGCAATTGGCGAAAGTACCGATAGAAAACAACGTGAAACGGCAAAAGCTAATGCGTTGTTGATGGCACAACATGCTGATGTAATGGCACAATATATGCGACAAATGGGCAAAGGCGGTTATACCGCTATGGATTATTTGCGTGATAGCGTGCGTATCAAAATGGATGCAGTTTTAGAAAACCAAAAAGGGTATGCACAACAATTGGCAATGCATCAAAAATTACAAGCCGATATAACTCAATGGGGGAAAATATTAAACGATTTACAAAACGGAACGCTTAAACAAGGTGTAAATAAAATAATGTCAGCACCTTTAGTGTTTAGCACAATTAAAGATCCTGACTACAAATTTACAACTGGTGATGTTTATATAACAACGAAAATGCTTAATAAAGTATTTGCCACTAAGCATGCACATAAGTTTGACTTAAATGTTATGAAACAGTTACCAGGTGCGTTATCTAATCCGATTGCAATATTCAAAAACTTTGACCCTGTTGCTAATGCATCGGTAAAAGGTGAGATTATTGCCGTTGTTGAATTAAGAGATACGCAAAATAACCTTGTTCATGTGCCATTGGTTTTTGATGTTCAAAGCGGAAGAAATAGCTATCAAACTAGGGTTAAAAGTATATTCCCTAGAGTTAATACTACATGGTACTCTAATGCGATAAATAATGGCGATTTGTTATATGTTAATACAAAAAAAATAAACCAACTAACAGTCAATAACGTCCAATCAAGCGGACAAATGAGTGTTAGTTGGTCTAATATTATTAATAGTATACCAAACGAAAATGATTTAGACAAGCTCCGAAAGAAACATAATTATCAGTACTACCAATCCGCATGGCATGGTTCACCACATGATTTTGACACATTTGATTTAGGTGCTATTGGTACTGGCGAGGGTAATCAAGTACATGGTTGGGGATTATATTTTGCCAAAGATAAGAAAGTATCTAAGCAATATAAAGATGTATTGAGTAAATTACAAGGTTCTAACAAAAGCAGTTTATTTAAAGTTGAAATACCAAATGAAACAGAGTTATTACCAGAGCAATACCCCATTTCTGGATACGGCCGATATGTAAGAGATAGCTTGAAAAATGGATTGCATAAAATGTCAGATGAACAACTAGAACGTTTTACAAGCCTATTAATTAAATATCATAAAGATTCAATCATTGGTGATAAATGGGTTAATAAATACACGCACTTTATTGATATGGGGTACATAATATCTGAACTGCACAACAAAAATAAAACAATAAATGACATCAATAAAATTCAAAAAAGAAATGTTAATAGATTTTTGAAGTCGGTAGGCATAGATGAAAATATTGATACCATAGCTAGTAATGAAGCTTTATTGGAAGATGTGTATAAGAAGTTTAGATATGATCTATATCCACAATATGAGAAAGAAAAACAGTTAGAACGAGAACGTGAAGAAAAAGCTATCTCGAATGTTAAGACTGATGTATATGGTGCATTAGAAAAAACAAATATTGTTGGTAAACAGTTATATTCGTTTTTATCTCATGCACTTGGTAATGATGAACATTTTAATCTTTATAACGTGAAAAATGCTAAAAAGGCTAGTGAGTTTTTAAATAGTATCGGTATAAAAGGCATCTACTACGATGGCGAACAGGACGGACGATGCTATGTAGTGTTCGATGATAAAGCAATCAAAGTCATTGAAAAGTACAACCAATCTGTTAATGGCATGACCGAAATCATGAGCGATGGCGAACGTATCATCAGTATTTTTAAAACCGCAGATAGAAGTACATTCTTACATGAAATGGGCCATGTATTCTTTGATGATATTCAAAAACTAGCATCTATGGACAATGCACCTAAACAATTACTTGATGATTGGAACACACTCAAAGAGTGGAGCGATTGGGTTGATGGTGAAAATGTAGATAACACCAAAGCACACGAGAAATTTGCACGAGGTTGGGAAAGCTACTTGCGAAGTGGTGAAGCACCAACAAAAGGACTACAACGTGTGTTCCGTCAATTCTCTAAATGGCTAACTCGTATTTATCGTAGTGTACAACGTTTAGGCGGTGAAGTACCATCTGACATTAAAGATATAATGGCACGCATGATAGCTACACAAGACGATATTGAAAACTACGCACACGAGCAAGCACTAGAGCAATTTGAAAATACAAAATTGTATCAACAGTTGAGTGAAAGCGAACAAGCACGAGTGCAAGGGTACATTGCTGACATTAAAGAAAAAGCTAAAGAACGTGTAATGCGTAAGTACATGAAAGAGTTAGACAATCGACCTATTAAAGAATGGGAAGAAGTAAAAGACGATGTACAGGTTGCAATAGAAAAACGATTAATCGAAGAATATCCTATCTATAAAGAGCATCAACGATATATGGCATTGGGTGATGGTGCATTGGAAAATACTCAATATCGAACTATTGAGGGGTTAGAAAAGGCGGAACGTGAAGAAGCTGGCAGTACTTACGATGAAGCAGTAGCACAGGAAATGGAAAACGCTAGAAATGAGTTTGTTAATGATCCAAACGCAGGAAAATCCAACCAAGAAATAGCCGAAGAGATGCTATTATCCAATCAAGGTCAAATGGAACTTACACAAGAGGAAGCACGCTTGATTAAGGCATATACTAATAAGGAACTAGCTAAAAACTGGGTATTATTGGATAAGTTGCAAAAGCTAGATGTAAATAGTGAAAACCTAGATGCAGAACTAGCACCGATTGAGCAAGAACTAACTAAAGAACAATTGCTACGAAAGGACAAAGCAAAAGTTGATAAAGAGTTAGGAAGTGTTTCAAAAGAATTAGATAAAGCCAATGATGAAATCGATAACCTAAAAGCACAACAAGAGCAAATCAAAGCACAGGCTAAAAAGCGTGAGTTTGATTTAAAAGATAAAAACAACGAATTATCTAAACGCTTAACGGCAATTACAAATCGATTAGATAAAGTGCTAGAGCAAAAAGAACGCTTACAAGATCGTATGCAAGAACGCATGGATAATAAAGTATTATCTAAGGAAGAACGAATTGAAAAGCTAATGGATACGTTGCAAGAACGTATTGATGCGGTGCGTGCAATTCGTGATGGTGGATTTGGTACTATTCCGAAATACATGGAACGTGCTAAAAGAGAATTAGGCGATTTGACCTTATCTCAAGCCAGCCAGTACAAGAAATACCAAAATCAAGCAGTACGAGATGGCAAAAAGGCAGATAGTGCATTGGCAACTGGTAAAGTAGATGAAGCATTATATGCTAAACAATCACAAATGCTTAATCAAGCAAGGGCAAGAGTAGCGTTTGAAAATTCAAAAGCTATTAAGAAACTACGCACTAAACTATTAGACCAATTAGGCAGAATTACACGAAGTCAAAACCCTATCATGGTTGAGCCTAATATGCGATATTTCTATACACATATGGCATATCAAATGGGGTTGACTAAGCACGATGGCTTACAACCTGTTGATGGCTTTGACATGATGTCAGTAATTAAAGCATTAGATGCAGATGCTGACATTATGGGAGATAAGGAAGCGACTGTACAACTTGAACCATGGATATACGAAATGTTCGATGCTAAATCACCTAGAACGTTCAGTACTCTTAAAATGAGCGAACTCGAACAGTTAGAGGAACTCATGACAGGGATGTACAAAAGCGGTAGAACTCAATATGAGGGAAGTACACTAATCGATGAAAAAGGAAATAACGTTACATTTGATGAAGCTATATTCCAAATCATTGATAAGGCAGCTGAAACATTTGGTAGAGATAATGGGAATGTATTCAATGAGTTAAATAACCGAAGCCGTGCAGATGCATTGTCTAATACATTGAATAACTTTAACTTATCATTGTTGAAAGCGGAAACGTTCTTACGCAGATTAGATGGCGGAAAGAATGGCCCTGCAGTTAGATATATTTACGAGCCAATTAATAAAGCTACTCAGAAATTTAACGAGTACAAAGAAAAATCTATGTATAGATTGGCCAGAGATGTAAAAGCGGTATATTCCAAGAAACAACTATTTGATGTTCGCAATGATCATCTTTATAGCGTAGGCGAATTACGCAACGTTACCAAAGAACAAATCATCATGCTTGCATTGAATTGGGGTACAGAAAAGAATAGACAACGTGCATTAGAAACTATCCAAAGTAATGAAGTAGAAATGGAACGAGCGTTTCAAGAATACATGACGGATAAGGATTGGGAATTTGTTATCCGAACATGGGAACATATTAATTCATTCTATGAAGAGCGCAGTAAGGTACAAGAGGAATTGTATGGTAATCCTTTAAAGAAAGAAAAGGGGATTACATTTACAATTGGCGGTAGAGAAATTCAAGGCCAATATTTCCCTATTGTGTACAATCCTAAAGTAAGTGCTAAAGTATCTGATTTTGAAACAGAGGATATTGCCAAAACGATGATTGCTAGTAATGCAATCTTTGGTACAGGTATGGGTGCTACTAAATCACGTTTGGATGTAGTCAAAGGCAAGTCCTTGATGCTTGATTTTGATGTTATCCCTAATGCGATTACAGAGGCTATTAATCACGTTACTATGCGTAAAGCAGTAACGGATGTAAATAAGCTAGTAGGCAATAGCCGTTTCCAAGAATATATCGTTGATAAATTCGGAATGGAAACCTACCAATTCTTGCGTACATGGGTTAGAGATAACTGGAAAGATGAAGCTGCAAAACTTGATGCATGGGGTAGATTGGTTATGACACTCAAGAAAAATACCTCTACCGCAGTTATGGCTGGCCGTGTATCCGTAGCATTACAAAATGCGTTGAACATTCCTGTTGCGATGTATCGTATTGGTGTAGGAAATACACTAAAAGCAATTAGTGATGCAGGTATTGGGTTCTATGGTGTAGGTACAGCCAAGTACAACGCAACACGTGATTTTGTATTATCTCAATCTATATTCATGAGGGAACGTGTTCAAACCCTAGATAAGGATTTGAAACAAGGCCTATCCATTGAGGGTAAAGGCTTACGCATAGGTGATACTAACATAGGTGGTTACAAAGCCGAACAATTAGCTAATATCCGTGATGATATTAACCAAATGGGATTTAGATTGTTAACAGAAACTGATTTTGCATTATCTATTCCTGTATGGAAATTTGCATACGATAACAAAGTACTAGAATTACAAAGTGTTGAGGGAGTAACGGCAGAATTTGTAGAACAGGAAGCTATTAGTGCTGGTGATAGAGCTGTAAGAGATATATTCGGTAGCGGTGATACAAAAGACAGTGCAGGCATTCAGCGTTCTAGGGATGCATGGGTTCAATTGTTTGTACCTTTTTATTCCTATGCGAATACTTTGTATAACATTCTTGCTGAGGGGTATTATGGATTAAAAGACCAAAGAAACTACGGACAATTTGTACGCATGCTATGGGGTACAATTGTTATACCAGCATTAGGTATGATGGCATATAAAGCTATGACAAATGGAGATGATGATAGTCCAGAGGATTTAGTCAAATCGTTTGTTGAAGAGTTAGCATCTCAATCTATTATGGGTGTACCACTTGTACGTGATGTTGCTAATATGACAATGCGTAACATATTAGGTGAAAAGTCATTTGGTAAAACTAATTCTGTTATAGCTACTTCTATTATTGATAAGTTACAAGATATGTACACTGCTATAACTTCTAAAAATAAAGATGTAACAGATGTAGGTAGAAGCCTATCACAAGTATCAAACCGCATCATAGGTTTTAGTGATACCATTACCGATGGATTGTGGACATTATCTAAATTCGCATTAACCGATACAGATGCAAAACTAGAGGATGTTATCATGTCTATCATTTTAGATAAAAAGCTAAAAGATAAAAAATCCAAGAAGAAAGACAAACATTAATAAATAAGGACTACTCAATTATGGGTAGTCCTATTTAATTAGAAAGGGGAACAAATATGATACCAGAGGTCAATAAACCTAGTGTAGTTTATCAATGCGATGGAGTAAATAAAAAATGGATATGGCCGTATGACTTTTACATGATTGAAGATATAGCCTTAATCATGGTGGATGCAGACGGCACAGAAAGCGTACAAACAGGCAATATCGATTATGACAAAGAAAACAAAACTTTAACATATCCTGCTGATGGTGATCCATTAGACAATACGCACAAGATTATTCTTGAACGTAGAACACCAATTAAACAAGATACAGATTTACCCGATGAGTACCCTTTCCAAAATATCGAACACATGACAGATAAGGTAACATTGATTTTGCAAGAAATGCAGGAGAAAATGAACAGAGCCTTATTAATCCGTGTAGGTAGCGATGAGGATGCAACAACAGTTGCACGTAAGATTGTAGATACATCGACAAAGGCAGCAAATGATGCTATTGATGCATATGAAAAAATCAAAGCAGAAAGCGAAACTATCAATGCTAATGCGGAAACGATTAAAACGCTAGGCGGTGAAATCACAGAATTAAGCCGTACAGTTGATGATAAACTAGCAACTAGCAATACCGCACTCGATACATCCAGTGCAAATGTAACGAAAGCAGAAAAGCTAGTGGCAGATGCAAAAGCATATGCAGGACAAACAACTGTAGATAAGCGTGATATTAATGAGTTGGTGAGCCAAGCACGCACGTTAAAAACCGACATTGATAATAAACAAACATCAATTTCAAGTAACGCTATCAAGGCAACTGATGCGGCGAAACGTGCAGAAGTCGCAGCAAGTAAAGCGGAAAAAATTGCCTTGCCTAATGGCGGTGGTTTGATTACCAAGACCGAAGCAGATACAAAGTTTATTCCTAAAGATAGCCTATATGGCATCGTATCTGTCAAAGACTTTGGGGCAGTCGGTGATGGTGTAGCAGATGATACCGCAGCATTTAAACGTGCTAATGACAATCTTAAAAATAAGATACTGTTAATTCCTAATGGCATCTATAAAGTGAATGAACACGTTTCATTTGATACTGTTGATAGTGTTATGGATATGGGTACATACAATAACATCAAGCCGTTTTATCCTACTGAAACACCAATGTTAAAAGGTGCATCCAACATTGCATTTGTTAAAAACATCCAATATGGTGATGAGGTTAACCAATGTCAAGGCTTTACATACAATGATAAAAAGAATGTGTTTGTGTTAGCTTGTATTAATAGCGATGGTACAAAACAAAACTTGTATGAACTCAATCCAGATACATTTGAAATCGTAGGTACATATAAGTTTAGCGACCCTGACAAAATGGGCCATTGTAACACTATGTGCTACAACAAATACACGAACAAAATTTACCTTGCTAATGGCTTAAAGAATGGTAATAACCTATCTGTATTTAATGCGGATACAATGACATTTGAAAAGACCATCACATTGAATGAGCGTGTATTCAATATCGGATATGATCCTATCACACGAACTTATGTGAGCATCGTACCAATTAGCGGTCAACAGCGTTTGCGTGAAGTCAACTTGTACAATGATGATTTCCAAAAAATGAAAACATATCAAATCGACTACCAATACGATGATTTTAATAACAATGGTGCATTAATGCTTAATGGATGCATCATGAGTGCAACACTCGGTAGTTTGGTAGAATGCACACCATTTGGCACAGTTAAACAAATCATTGAAATCAATAGAACTACTGAAATTGAAGATATAGCATACTGTAATGGCAAATTCTATTTTGCGGTGTTAACAGAAAAGCCTAGTAAACGGCATCAAGTCGATATTTATGTAGGAAATCCAAACCGAGATTATCAGAACTCAATCAACACTGCTAGACTTGCAACACTAGATTATTTAAAACTCACAGGCGGTAATGTAAGCGGTTCTATTGTGCTTAATAACAATACATTGTTAGAGGGCAAGAAAACAGATGGACATGGTGTTCGTATTGGTAAAGTATCCACATCTGATGCGGTGGAATTGGGAGACCCTAGCGTACCTGTATACTTAACTGGTACTACCTTAAAACACTATGATGGCACGGATAGTAGCACAGTATTAACTACTAAACATTATGACACGGCTATTTATAGTAAGACTAAAGCAGATGAAGTGTTTGTTAAAAAAGGTGATGCAGGTTCATTTGGTTTTCCTTATTCTAAATTAGATACCGCAACAGATTGGAATACACTCACAACGCAAGGGTGCTACGAAATCAATTTCGATGGTGGTGCTAACAATCCGCCACGTTCACATAAGCAAGGTATGCTGATTGTATTTAACTTTGGAGATGGTAAATTAATCGACCATACACTACATACATTAAATGGTGAAACCTATCATCGTACTTTCATGGCTAATAAATGGGGTTCTTGGGGGAGAGTACAAACATCATTGAATAGCCGATTGCAATTATGGAGTGCGACAGGAACAAACGAGGTATACATAGATGGCTAAGTTGGTAGTTAAAATAAAAGGTCAATCCGAGGAGTTTGGATTGACCGATGATGCACGAGATATTGGCGGTAATGATTATCTAACTATATCTAACGGAAACAAAAAACAGTATGCACGATTAGGGAATAATGCTACTAAGTTAATTGTTGTAAAAAATAAGCAAAATTTCTATGTGCAAAAAGAACCTGTTTATTTTTCTGAGAAATTATTTCCCTACCAAGAACGTGGTCAACACTCGTTCGATGTGTATTTTCCAGTTGGAAATTATCATATCTCTATATTTGAACAAAAAATCAGTATATCAACAGCTAGCTTTTATAAAGTAACCACCATTCTGTCCAAAAATGGCTTTAAAAATCAAATGAATATGATAATAACAAATGGTAGTGATGTGATAGCTAATTTGAAAATTTACGGTATAGGCACTGTATCTATAACAAAAATTTAACAGGGAGATTAGTATGATAGAAATCTTTATTCCGATATTTAACGAGGTGTTCAATGTGAGTGAGGCTGTACGCATATCATTGGCTATATTCACAACAGTTATTCTTGTGTTTATAGATACAATATTACGAGTGTTGGTTGAAGCTAGAAATTACAATCTAGCAACAAAGAGAGAAGTTACAATCAAAAATACTATACTAGCTATCCTATGGAGAGGTTGGGCGGTAGTAGAAATTAACGGAAAACCTAAACGATTTTTAGTATCTGGCAAGCTACGAGCGGATATGACTAAGAAATTAGTCAAATCCTATCCGTGGCTTTTTTTGTTAGCGTTTATTCTATTAACATTGCCTGATGTAGAAGTACCTGTATTGGGCCGTGTTGATGTATTCCTATGCACATTGTTGTATTTGATACCTATATTTATCGAATTAGCATCGTGCGTAGAGAACATGATAGAACTCGAATTAGTAGAAACGAGGTGGTTCAAACGTGCGATAGGGCTATTTAAACAAGTGATTGATTTCGTTAAATCGGTAAAGGAAGCGATTAAATGATTGAAAAAATAAGTATACGAGAAGTACTGACAATCATCATATTAGGAACTGTAAATATAATGGCTATCCTATATGGTTACAACGAGTTGGCGATGAGCATATCGTCAGGCTTGGTTGGATACCTAGGCGGACGTGAAAGTAATAGAAAGGAGCAACAAAAATGGAATTAGGCAGATTAAGTGCGGTATATGAAAGTAATGGAGACCCTGCTTGTGTATCAAGTGGGGTTAATGATGCAGGTGGTATTTCTTATGGAACATATCAATTAGCTAGTAATTGCGGTAGCGTTGGTGAATTTCTAGGTTGGGGGTTACGGCAAGGTGGGTACTACACCGACTACGCAAGAGCATTGGTAGATAGTGGCGAAATCAATAGTGATGAGTTTATCGACCAATGGAAAGAACTGGGATCTATTGATAGACAAGGATTTGCAAAAATGCAACATGACTACATCAAGGCTAAATACTATGATGTAGCGTGTAAATTGTTACAAGATAATCTATTCCATGTAGATAAACACTCCGACACATTGAAAGATGTGATATGGAGTAGAACAGTACAATATGGCGTAGGTAATATCATCGATATGTTCAACGATGCATTGAAGTTAATGGAAAAGGCCTTGAATTTAGAATTGCCTAACCTATCCTACGTAGATGATAAACGCTTTGATTACGACATCATCGCTTGTATCTATGATGTATGTATGAGTACAGAATGGAATAATAGTGCATTACGTGATAACTTAAATGAACGTTTCGCCGATGAAAAATTTAGAGCGTTGGAAATGCTACAAAATGAATTAAATGAGGTGTAAGCCATGTTAATTAGTAAGTTGGCACAAACTATCAAGGAACACTACAAAATAGCCGTAGCGATTGCCCTATGCGTTTTTATCGCTATTGTAGGTGTATTGATATATCATCACAAACAAAAGCAATTAGAAAAACCTGTTGTAATCACACAAGAACAGGCTAAATCACCTAAAGAATTATCAAAGGCAATTCATGTTACCGAACAGGAAGCACAGGAAGTGATTTCCAAAAAGGAAAGAACTCAACCAATAGCGACATATTACACACAAGCACCTACTGTAGAAAAGGCAGCAGAACAGGTAAAACAGGATATTGCACATAGCAATCCTAATGTACCTAAAGCCGTTACTGAAAAATCTGATAGAACCGCAGTAGTTGCTAATACAGATGAACAAAAAGTCGATGTGTACAAAATCAATCTAAACAAAGTACGTAAGATAAAAGCTGGTGTTACTTTGATAGATAAACGAGCCTTTGAAACTATAGGCTATCAAGCAGGTAAATTTGAAGTGTTAACACATTTCAATGGACAACATTTAGAGGGCGCTAGCGCACTTTACACAGTAAAGGAATGGTGATCTAAATATCTCCGAGTTGCACGGATTGCAACAATCAACTGTTAATTGACAGTTGGAAAGTATTACTTTATAACTGAAAGGAATAACACAATGGCACAAGTATTTACATTTGAAGGGAAAACACATCAATTCGCAGAAGATATTCAACCAAACAAAGAGGGGTTATACATGGCAACTCTTAAAGATGGTGATAACGTAACATGTGAAATGTGGTTCGTAAACGGCGAACTACACCGATTAATTGAATTAGACTAA